GTGTATAATAAAGTAACCATTCCAATTACATTCCAATTGCCACAGGATATATAAAATGAGCACTGATGATAATATGATAACATGGGGAAACGACGAAGAAAAAAGCCAAGCCTTCGCCTCGCATAGTGAAAATATTGACCACTACAGTGGACAGTCAAAATCTCAGGGTAATGCGTACAGAAACTTTATAGACGTTGAGCCCAACAGATCTGTACGTCCGGGATTAGGAGCGTCAGACTATCACGCCTTCCGCCCAAACGAAGCGGTTCCACAGAAGCAAAAGCGAGCCATGAAGATGTGCATGGACGCATACGACAAGGTTGGAATCATACGCAATGTTGTAGACCTAATGGGAGACTTTGGCAGTCAGGGCATTAACCTAGTGCATCCCAATAAGGGCGCTGAGAAATTCTTTCAACAGTGGTTCAAAAAGGTGGATGGCAAGGAACGCTCTGAGAGGTTCTTAAATACTCTCTATAGAACGGGAAATGTGGTAATGTACCGCAGCTACGCAAACATTACGCCAGACCTAAACAAATTTATGAAATCGATGGCTAACGATATTAAGGTCACCGTTCCAAAGACTAAGAAAAATGTAATTCCTTGGAGATATAACTTCTTTAATCCCCTAACTGTTAATATCAAAGATGGAGATCTATCATTAGTATTGGGGCAAAAGAACTTTACTTTGACGAGTAACACCCTATCTGACAACTTCCGAAATGGGGCTATACCAGCAAACGTTCTCAATACTCTCCCTCCCGCCGTAAAGCAAAGCATACAACGCGGAGACAGAGAAATTCCGCTAGATCCAGAACGACTTTCTGTCTTTTATTATAAGAAGGACGATTGGAACCAATGGGCGAATCCAATGATTTATGCTATCCTCGATGATATCATCATGTTGGAGAAAATGCGATTGGCTGACTTATCTGCCCTAGATGGAGCCATCTCTAATATTAGACTATGGACTATTGGTAATCTAGATCACAAGATACTTCCTAATAAGGCTGCTATTAATAAACTGCGAGATATTCTTGCTAGCAATGTGGGCGGAGGTACAATGGAATTAGTATGGGGCCCAGAGCTTAGTTACACAGAGTCCAACAGTCAGGTCTACAAGTTCTTGGGGTCTGAAAAGTATAGCTCTGTCCTTAATAGTATTTATGCTGGATTGGGCGTTCCTCCAACACTAACTGGAATGGCCGGAAGTGGTGGCGGATTCACAAACAACTACATCTCCCTAAAAACACTTGTAGAGAGATTACAATATGGTAGAGAGTTGCTCATCAAGTTCTGGCAAAAAGAAATTGAAGAAGTCAGAAGAGCAATGGGATTCAGAAAGCCAGCTTATATTCATTTTGACCAAATGAGTTTATCTGATGACGCAACCGAGAAAAACCTACTGTTACAACTGGCAGATAGAGACATTATTAGTAACGAAACAATACTGGAGAGGTTCAAGGAAATACCATCTGTGGAAAGAATTAGACTTAAACGAGAAGTTCAAGACCGTGACAAGGAAGAAACCCCAAACAAGGCTGGCCCATACCATAATCCCCAAAAGGATCATGAGCTTGAGAAGATTGGCTTACAGTCTGGCAAGGTTACCCCACAGGACGTTGGACTTGAAACTCGCGTCCCAGATGACATCCTCATGCCTAAGCCTGAGCCTAAGGCTCCTATTGGAGGCCCTCCAAACGAAAAGAAGAAGAACAAGGACGACAAGAATGGAAGACCTAAGTTTTCAACAGACACTAAGCCTAGAAAGAAGAGGGACGAAAAGCCAAAGTCCAAGCCCGGACTAGCTGACTTAATTGTCTGGACTCAAGACAGCTTCTCTATTATCTCTGATACGGTAACTGAGGCTTTCTTAAAAATGAGTAATAAGAAAAATCTTAGACAAATAACAAAATCTGAGCTATTTGACTTAGAGCGGATAAAGTTGGATATTTTAACTTCTGTAGAACCGATGGAAGAGATGACTCAAGAGGTTATCCTTTCCTCCCTTAACGAGGGAGGCTTATCTCCTGCTGGTTTTACAGACTTATTAAGCGAAAAAGACATAGACGTTACATCGATGGCGATAGATTGTTATAGGCAAAAGGCCATTAGCACGTATGTTGAATTTTTGTGTAGATAGGGTTATTTAGTGTAAATAATAAAAAATGTGTATACTTTTTTAGAGGCAAGACATATGAAAATATACAAACAAGAAATCACAGACGGCGTAGACAAATTAGTCAAAGAACAATCTTCTTTGGCCTATTGTGGCGTCGCTACGATTTCTACCTCAGACGAAGAACAGCGGTCAGATTCTTTAGACAAGATTTTGGCTCAAAACAGCAACCCAGACCAGCTAGACCTATATTATTTAGAGTCTGTCTTAGTGTCAACGGGTTGGAATAAGAATGATGATGTTTTTGTTACAAGTGAAGTATGGGCTGCTAGGAATACTCCTGAAGACAAACAGTTCAACTTTATGCATGATGAAAATGATATCATAGGCCATATAACGGGAAGCTATGTTTTAGGCAAAGACGGCAAAAGGGTTTCATCTAATGAAGAAGAATCCCCAAGCAGCTTTGACATTATAACTGAAGCCGTTTTGTATAACAGTTGGGTTGATCCCGACAACAAAGATAGGATGCAGCAAATAATTGCTGAAATAGAAGGTGGAAAGTGGTACGTTTCGATGGAATGTCTTTTTGCTGGATTTGACTACGCTCTGGTAGACACTGGTGGCAAAAATCAAATACTCAAAAGAGATGAAGCATCAGCGTTCTTAACCAAACACCTGAGGGCTTACGGCGGAAGCGGTGAGTACGAAGGATATACTGTAGGTAGAGCTTTAAGAAATATTTCTTTCTCTGGTAAGGGTCTAGTATCCAAACCAGCGAATCCAAGAAGTGTCATCTTAAGTAAAAGCAAAGCCTTTAACATTAATGAAGATGACATTATCACTACAATTTCAATAGGAGATAACCAAATGTCAGATAATTTAAATCTGTTGGAAACGCAGGTTGCTGGTCTTAAACAAGACTTAGCTTCTGCTAAGGAAGAAAACGAAGCTCTAAAGCTAGCTACCGAAGGCGCAAAAGATAAAGAATTTGCATCAGCGATTGAAGCTTTTGAAGCAGATGTTTCTTCTAAAGAAGAAGCAATTGCTAAACTTGAAGAGACTATTAAGTCTACTCAGGCTCGCATTGCTGAATTAGAAGATGCACTAGCTCAATCTCAAGACGACTTGGTTTCAAGTCAGGCTAAGGTTGACGAAATGCATGAAAAAGAAGTGGCCTCTCGCCGAAAAGCCTCGCTTGTTGAAGCTGGCTTTGAAGATGCAGAAGCTGAAGAGTCCCTTGAACTTTACGCAGCTCTTAGTGATGAAGCGTTTGACGCAATCATCGCCAAGTGGTGGGATAAGAAAAAGAAGGACGACAAAAAAGACGACAAAAAAGACGACAAAAAAGAAGAGGCCTCCGTTGAGGCTTCGGAAGAAGTAACAGAAGAAGCTGACGAAACTGAAGCTGCTGAAGAAGCTGCTGAAGGATTAGAAGAAGCTTTTGAAGAAGTTTTATCGACTGAGGCTACACTTGTGGAGCCCGCAGCTGACGAACTACAAACAACGAGAGCTAGTATCTCGGAATGGCTCTCTTCTAACGTACTAAACAAATAACCCTTTTATTCTATTAGGAGAATTTAAAATGGCTCTAAAAGCAGATAGATATGAACTCCAAACGGACATCAGCTTTTTCTACAACGAAGGTGCGGTTACTCGCGGCGGAGTTGTGGTTCACGATTCAACAACTGCGTCTGGCGCAGCGATGGATCAAGGCGTTAACCTTGTAAAGTACAAGGCAGCTGTTGGTACTGATGTACCCGTTGGTATTCTTATGAATGACGTTGTAAACAAAGACCTAACACGTACTCATCTTAACGAACATAAAGATGAAGTGCAAAAGGGCGGTAAAGTTACCATCCTCCGTAAGGGCTATGTTGTTACTAATAACATTACCGGGACTCCAAATGTCGGAGACGTTGCTTATGCAGATCGCACAACCGCTGGTAATATTACCACCGACGCGGAATCAGCAGCAGCTTCCGGCAACTTGGCTATTGGTCGATTTTTGACTGATAAGGATGAAGATGACTACTGCAAAGTAGAAATCAACCTTCCTAACTTCGGTGCTTAACTAAACCCCTTATAGACAGGAGAACTTAAATGTCTTACACAGATAGACCAAGCGATGAATTTATCTCGCTACTTAAGCAATCTGGCGACAGCGACGTTAATGTTGCAGCAGCTGCTCAACGTGAATTCGCAAAAGCCTTAGAACTTCCCCTCCGTAAGGGCGTTTTGGTTGGCAACATTCTTGGCAACATTTTTGAAGCCATCAATGTAGAACCGGGTGCAAATACGGAATTTCCACTTGACTTGATTTCTCCGGGACTTGAAGGCGAACACATCGCTTACACGAATCCCGGTCACGGTAGAGTCCCAGAACGCAGCGTCGAAGGCGACTACGTAATGATTCCAACCTACAGTATCACTAGCTCAATCGACTACTTGTTGAGATATGCTCGTGAAGCTCGTTGGGACATTGTAGCACGCGCTATGCAAGTTTTGGAAGCTGGTTTCACTAAGAAAATGAACGATGACGGATGGCACACCATTTTGGCTGCCGGTACTGATCGTAACATCTTAGTTTTTGATGCCGATGCTACCGCAGGTCAGTTCACCAAGAGACTCGTCTCGCTCATGCAAACTGTTATGCGCAGAAACTCTGGCGGCAACAGCGCCTCCACTGGACGAGGTAGATTGACAGACCTGTATGTCAGTCCTGAGGCTCTTGAAGATGTTCGTAACTGGGGACTCGATCAAATCGACGAAGTCACCAGACGCGAAATCTACACCGCGAAGGAAGATGGAGCCCCTATCACCAGAATCTTTGGTGTTAATCTCCATGACCTTGACGAGCTTGGCGAAAGTCAGGAATATCAAGACTTCTTTACTAGCCAGCTTTCTGGTGCGGTTCAGGGATCTGACGTTGAACTTGTTGTTGGTTTAGACCAATCTAGCAATGACAGCTTCGTTATGCCTATTAAGCAGAACCTCGAAATCTTTGATGACCCTACTCTTCATCGACAACAGCGTGCTGGTTACTACGGCTTCATGGAAATGGGCTTTGGAGTCCTAGACAATAGACGAGTTATTCTTGGCTCATTCTAATGTCCCTTCAATCCCTTCCGGGTTACAGCCACCCTCATATATTTGGGGGTGGCTGTTTTTTTACGTGTATAATAATGTAGAATCATATTTTTAGGATTTTTATAGGAGATCAAAAATGGCTGCTTTATCAGACCACTTAGAGTCTGGAATACTAAATTGGTTATTCAGAGGTCAAAATTTTTCAGCGCCTGCAAATGTTTCCATCGCGCTAACGAGTGGTGTAACAAACGACTCAGACACTGGCACAACCTTGTTGGAAATGCCTAGTGGAGACAATGTAGTTGTTAATGGATATGCAAGAGTTAATCTTGGATCGCCAAGTAAGACTACTTGGAGCTATACAGCGGAAGACTTCGCTGTTGGCAGCGGTGTAATCAAAAATAGTGGTCAAATCGTATTCCCCACAGCTCTTACTGACTGGGGATGGGTTTCTGGCGTTG